TTACTCAACGTCAAACGCCCGAATTGAAGCCAAATCATCCAGACCGCTCAGCTCCTCTTTCATTTCACGCTGACGGCGATAAATCTCGTCATTGCGCTCAACCTGTGCCTGAGCCATTGCTGCCGCCAGTTCTTCCAGTTCCGGCATCGACAGTTTCACCTGCTGATTATCCGCATCACTCCACACCATATGTGTTTGTGCCGCGACAGATTTTGCCAGCATGACCACCGGGGACAGGCGGCCCAGTGAGTCGGGGCCAGCATTCCAGATACGACCGTTCCATTCAAACGTGAACGGCTTCGCCTCCTGTTCTGTGCGCCATGCTTCAATTTCCTGACGCCTGGCCTCTCTGGCCGCTTCCAGCATTTCTGGTGTCACAGTGAATGGGGCTATCTCACCCCATTTGCCGCTTTGCAGTTCCTGCCAGATTTGCTGCCCCGTCGGAGCGACATCATCAGCGGTGGCTGTGTAGGGGACTGCCTGGTCCCTGTCGTCAAAAAAACGTCACAGTCTACTGCGCCACTTTCGGTATAACGGGGATTAATGATTTTTTTAATTTCCACGGTGCATTCCTCACGATGTGCGAATAAAAAGCCCGGGCATTGCGCCAGAGACATGTGCATCCGGCACCCCGGACAGGGCGCAATATGACCCCGGTAATGAATGCTCTGAACATCCCGTAATGAAAAATTGTGGGGATGCTATATACGTTCCGGTGGGAGTACTGGGCACTGAAATCCCCACCGGTCCCAGTCGTGAGCCTCTGTATGACTGCCCCCTGACAAGTCTGATGACTTTATCACCGTCAGCTTCTCCCTGGTACGCAGCAATAATCAGCCCGCCAATGTCAGGGTCTCCCCATCTGTTGCGGACAGAGCTCGCCACGATTCTGTAAATAATATCTTCTGTGGTTATATTTATTTTCACCCAGCCAGTCAGTCTGGATATGGGCCAGTAGCAGTAGCGGGTGTGATAAATGGGGCCGTTAATGCCGTAAAAAGTAAGGGATTTGGCTCTGTACCTCGGTTCTGTTGTCTCAGGGCGTGCATCAGTCCACCGGATGCTGAGCACCCCTTCAAACCGTGTGTCGGGTATGATGATGTCGTAGGGGCCAGCAACGGAATATTCACCTGGCAGCGCATTCCTTACCCAGGCCAGGAAATCACTCTTAGTGTCAAAACGGATAACATCTTCAGGCAGAAAAGCACGCCCAAAGCCGAATGCGCCGGGTATCGCCAGACGGCCTTTTGTCCGGTCGTAAATGTCGCTCTGTGCTTCCATCGTGGCCGCACTTTTCAGCCCCAGATTATCCCGGGACTTCTGTTGTGCCTTTTCGCCTGCTGCTGCGATTTCTGACAGATGGTTAGCCATTTTCAGAGTGCCGGTCAGCGCAGCATCAATGTCATTTTTGGCCTGTTCTGCTGCGCGGGCATAACCTGCGGCATCCTGTGCGCTCTGTCCGGCTGCGGCTGCATTTGCTCCTGTGCTTGTCACATCTTCCGCAGTGGCCTTTCTGTCCTCAGCTGTGACGGTTGCATCCTGTCGGGCTTTCTCCGCAAAACGTTGTGCATCATCACGGGCCGTTGCGGCTGCCGCCACATCCTGCGCCGTCTGCTGTGCGTTTCCGGCTGCAGCCCCGGCACTCTGCTGCGCCTGCGCCACCATTTCCTCAAAGCGCTTCATCACCTCCGGACGTAAATCACCATCCTTTGGTGCATTCAGAAACGCGTTCAGTGTCCCCGGTGCATCAGTCGGTGCCACATCAATATCCCCGACACGGGTTGGCTGCCAGCCGTTACAGTGAAGCGCAACCTCGTAATACCCCGGCTCAGCCTCAATCACATAAGCACCGTTATTGTCCGTCACGCAAGTGGCAACAACGTGTGCCACAACGGTCGGACTGGTTCTTCTGGCCCGCAGTTCAATCGCACAATTTACGACAGGTTTACCCGCCCCATCTTTCAGTACACCTGAAATCTTTACTGCCATATTCACCCCACAAAAAGCCCGCCTGAACCAGCGGGCTGTCATAACACTGTGTTACCTGGCTAATCAGAACTTATAACCGACACCCACGATGAAACCGTCAGTGCGCCAGTCGCCACTGCCGGAACCTTCATAAGCAAGGTCAATGGCCACGGATTCGGTCGGGTTAAACTGCACGCCAGCCCCCCACGCCAGAGACGTGTTGCTGTGGCGGTTGTCATCACTCCCGGTCAGCACATCGTGCGTTTTCCCCTTGTTGTCAGTTACGCGGAGATAATCCCCGGAGAAGGTCGACACACGGCTGTAAGCCACGCCCGCCATCGCATACGCGCTGAACCATTCATTCACGCGCACAGACGGCCCCGCCATCACGCTGAACCAGCGGTTACGCACGGAATCCTCATGCCAGCGGGTATCGCTGTAATGCGTTTTTTGCTCATCTTCAGCGTTGGCATAGCTGAATGACGTCACCAGCCCCAGCGTGTCCGTAAACTCATAACGGTATTTCACGTTAATGCCCTTCAGGTCATCGCTGCCTGGCATATCAGTATGGGGCTGAAGATACCCGGCGCTCAGCGTGGACTGATGTTCAGACGCCCATGCAGGCGCACCGGATACAGCCAGACAGATGGCTGCGGACAAAATGGCTGCACAAACTTTACGCATAATTACCTCTCGCTTTTCTGCAATAAAAAAGGCACCATTTCTGGTGCCCGTATCCGGGTTATAAAATTCAGCTAATCGTGATGCCTGCAGTGGCTTTCTTCATCACAACAACCAGCAAATCGCTGATACTTGCTGTGGGATACCAGCCATTTACCAGCCATGCCGATACAGAAAACTCCAGCGTCATGTGACCGTGACCGGCAGGCATATCAATAACACCCGTATATATCAGCGTATTATCCAGGGTCGTTCGGTTATAAATTTCGGCACCGTTTTTCTTCACTATCAGGCGGCATGACGAATAAATATTGTTATTCTTCCGCTCATGTTTAGCACCGCGAAACGCCACCGCGGGAATAACAATTTGCCGATCAAACGGCTGATCGTCATAAACCCTGACGGTAATGGTCCCTGATGGCCACCTCTCCGGTGCCCGGGAGTCCCGTGGGAAAGGTTTGCCCACTGTTTTAACGAGATCGCCTTCAATCTGGTTCGCGGACAATTTTCCCAGAACCCGACAGTTCTTATTAATCGTGACGTTGTTGAGCGTCCCGGAGTTCGCGTTCACGTTACCGCTGATATCGGCATTTTTCGCCGTCAGCCGTCCGCCAGGTGTCAGGGAAAATGCCGGAGGATTACCGCCGCTGGTAATGGTCGGAGCCGTCAGGCGTTTCAGGAACACGTCGTTCATGAATATCTGATCGCCCTGACCAACAAACATCGGCTTTGTGTTGCCATTCGCAGGATTAATCATCGCAATCCTGTCTGCCGCCAGCAGCACCTGACTCTGCATTCCTGCTGGCGTATTCTCAATACCGGCACCGATACCCGCAATATAAAGGCGTCCGTCCTTCATCTGTTGCAGCTTCACAGCCCACATGCTGTTCAGGTTATTATTTGTATCAACCTGAACTTTCTGTATCTGCTGGATTGCAGCACTCTGATTTTCCAGTTTTTTATTGACGGTTTGCGTGATTTCATTGCTGACATTCGTAATGGACGTCCTGATTTCAGTCAGGTCCGGCGCAAGCTGACCGTTATCAATCTGCGTCCACAACTCCTTGCCGAGATGCGTTTTATTGATCAACCCTTTATAAAAACTCAGATAACCTTCCGCATCATCGCTCGCCCGACCGACGGCCTCCACAAATGCCGATTTGCCAACGGTGTTCACACTGCGAACGTAAAAATAATAATCATGGCCCGGCCTGATATTGATACTGGCGGCTATCCAGTACAGCGCCGTGCCAAGATAGCGGGCGCTGGTTTCAACCTGCCTGATATCCGAAATCCGCTTTTCCGAAAACCAGAACTCAAACTGCACCGTCGGGTCATATACAGCCAGTTTCGGGACCGCCGTTATCTGAAAATACCCCGGTATCAGTTCAATAGTGACAGGCGCTGCCGGTGCCGCAATCCGGAACGATACCGACGCCGGATCGCCCTGCTGCCCCCGGGCATTTACCGCCCGGACTGTCAGACTGTAATTCCCCAGCGCCAGCTGCCTGAAGCGGTATGTGGTTTCCGTCGTCCTGGCTGTGCTGACCAGCCGCTCACTGCCGTCGTCCGCTGCCACGGTCAGGCGAAGCAGGAAGCTCACACCCTTCACCACCTTCGGCGTGTCCCATCGCGCCAGCACCTGATATTCCCCGCTGTCTGCGGTGACTTCGGCGGTCAGATGCTGCACCGCTGGCGGCGTGACACCATTCACCGTGCCGCGCCGGTCACCGTCAAAGTGTGCCCCGTTATCCACGATGGCCTCTTTTTCCGGCACATGCTGCACGGCGGTGATGGCATACGTGCCGTCGTCGTTCTCACGGATACTCACGCAGCGGAACAGGCGCTGGCGCAGCGTCGGCAGCTTCAGCCCCCACACGCTGTATTCTGCAACGCCGTCAGGAACCCGGCTCACTTTCACCTTCACGCCGTCGGTGACGGACTGAACCTCCACGCTGACCGGATTGCCATTTCCGTCAACCAGGCTTATCAGCGTGGTACCGGAGGACGGCAGCGTGATTTCACGGTCGAGCGTCAGCGTCCGGGTCTGGCTGTTCACCGCCAGTACGCGACCACCAGTGCTGATACCGGCATAATCATCATCGCAGATTTCAATGACATCACCCGGTACATGGCGAAGCCCTTCTGCGCCCACGCTGAAGTCCACGGTCTGCGTTTCCAGCAGTTCCGTTTTAATCAGCCACAGCCCGGCGCGGTGCGCCTGTCCCCGGCTGGTACAGCCAAAGGCATCCATCTTCGTGACGTTACGACCGTAACGGACAATGGCCTGCGTGTCCTCCACAAGCTCTGTCGCCGTCTCATGACCGTTGTCCGGATCAATCCAGTTCACCTCAACGACATTATGGCGGTCCTTCAGGGCGCTGAAGCTGTAGCGGAACGGCGCGCCATCATCCGGCATCACCACATTACTGCGGTTATAGGTCCACACTTTATCCGACGGTCGGTCCTGCACGAACGTCAGCGTCTGCCCGTTCCATACCGGCATACAGCGCATCGCCGAGCAGAAATCACTGAGAACATCCCACGCCTTACGCTGTGTGGTCAGGTAAGCGTTACAGGTGATGCGCGGCTCCGTGCCGCCAAATCCGTCCGGCACTGACTGGTCGCAGTACTGGCCGATGACATACAGCGCCCATTTGTCCACATCTGCCGCACCAAGACGTTTCCCCATGCCGTAGCGCGGATGAGTGAGCATGTCCCACAGACACCAGGCCATGTTGTTGCTGTATGCTGGCTTAAGCGTTCCGTCCCAGATACCGCTGTATTGCCGCGTCTGCGGGTTATAGTTCGACGGCACCTGCAGAATGCGCCCGCGAAGATGATAATTGCGACTCACCTGCTGGTTACCGAACTGCTCTGAATCCACCTGCACGCCGACCAGCGCCGTGTTCGGGTAGCACTGTTTCACATCGATGATTTCGGTGTACGACGACCAGAGCGTTTTGTTCTGCAGCTGGTCTGTGGTGCTGTCCGGTGTCATCCTGCGCATCCGGATATTAAACGGGCGCGGCGGCAGGTTACCCACCACCACCGAGGCCAGATACTGCGAAGTGGTTTTGCCCTTAATGGTGATGTCTTTTTCCGTCACCCAGCCACCGTTACGCTGTATCTGAACCAGCAGGCGGACTTCCGACGGATTCCGGTCCCCCTTTGAGGTGGTTTCCACCAGTGCCTGCACACCGAAGGTCAGGCGCAGACGATCAATGTTTGCCGACGTGATGGTCCTGGTGATCGGCGTGTCGTATTTCACTTCCGTACCCAGCACAGTCTCTGAGCCGGAAGATTCAAACCCCTCCGGCGGTGTCTGCTCCTGCTCGCCGGCGCGGAACACCACCGTAACACCGGAAAAGTTTGTCTTCCCCTCGCTGTCCAGGACCGGCGTACCGTTCAGCAGCACGCTTTTTAATCCATCCACCGGACCGTCAACCGGCCCTTCGCTGATGGCATCAATCACACTCAGCAACTGCGTGGATTTCAGGTTGTCCTTCGCTTCGCGCGGGGTATGCCCCTTACTGCTGCCTTTACCCATTCCTCACGCTCCATAAACGACAAAACCGCCCGCAGGCGGTTTCACATAAAACATTTTGCATCAGCGACCAATCACCACAACCTGACCACCATCCCCTTCGTCTGCCGTGCTGATCTCCTGAGATACCACCCGCGACCCCACGCGCATTTCACCGTACAGAACAGGCAGAACATTGCCCTGGGCAACCATGTTATCCAGTGAGGAGAAACAGGTGTTCTGTTTGCCGTTATCCGTTGTCTGTGTACGGGGAGTTCTGGCTTTCGGTGCCAGCATCTGTGCAACACCGCCAAGCGTCATACTGGCACCGAGAGAAAACAGCAGATTACTCGCCATAATTCCTACCCCCGGCATCCATATAGCAACCGCCATAACAGCTGCCCCCAGCACCGCCTGAAACACACCGCCACTTTTAGCTCCCACCAGACGCGGTACTATGTGGATCACTGCACCATTTGCCAGCGGCTCATTAAGACGGGCAGACAATTCGGTTTCACCTGCATCACGCCCGGCAATGCGCACCTGATACCAGCCGTCACTCAGTTTCTGACGAAACGCCGGGAGCTGTGTGGCCAGTGCGCGGATGGCTTCAGCCCCCGTTTTCACACGAAGGTCGATGCGGCGGCCAAATCGTTGCAAATCCCCGTAAAGGCAGATGCGTGCCATTCCCGGTGACGCCAGAGGGAGTGTGTGCGTCGCTGCCATTTGTCGGTATACCTCTCTCGTTTACTCAGTTGTTCAGGAATATGGTGCAGCAGCTCACCATCGCCGCAGTAAATGGCGGCATGATTCGGCACCGATGAACCAAAACAGCACAGCAGCACATCGCCCGGTTGTGCTGATGACAACGGCACCTGATACAGCCCTGTGGCCTCCAGATTATCCAGATAGAGATTCTGACCGTGACGCCACCAGTCATCCCCGCGATGAAAATCCGGCATCTCAATCCCCGCCAGATGATAAGCATCCCGGAACAGCGTGTAACAGTCCGTCACCCCGTGCTCAAAGCGCCGCCCGGTGAGATGCGGCACACAGCGGAACTTGTGAATCGCCCCCCGGCAGACCAGCCACCACGGCAAATCACTCTGCACCTGCAGCCGCCGGTCAGCCTCACTCAGCCAGGGCAGACCACCGGGATGACTGTGGACCAGTGCCACAATCTCACCCTGCATTTGTGCCCGCAGCCAGTCCTCCGGAGCCATCCGGAACCGTTCCTCCGGCTCACCGGAGATATTCTCGCTGGGAAGATACCTGTCTCCCTCCGGCGTTCTCACCACGAAGCCACACGACTCCGCTGGCGCACATCGCCGGGCGTGCGCCAGAATCGCTGATTCTGTCTGTGTCATGGATTTACTGAGAAAGTTTATTGATGGAAAGGAAACCGCCGAAATTACCGGTATTGTTGCGCAACTCACACCCGCGCATACACTTGCTGCATTTGTCCTTCCGGATATCCGTCGTTGGTTTGTCGAACTCGTCAGCCACTGCCCTGCCCGTGTAACCACACTCATCAGAACGGTAAGTCCACATACAGGTATTCGCCAGCATGATACGCCCCGGGAAAACCGCGCCATCCGTCTCCGTTGGTGTGGCCAGCACAAAAGAGGCACTGACCGCGCTCAGTTCGCTGCACTGCTCGATGCGCCAGCGGCTGATCACCTCCTGTTCCGGATCGGCGTCGCTGTTTCCGTTGACGAAGTTCACCGCATCCAGAAAACGGGCGTAAACCTTACGCCGGACCACCGTTCCGCCGACCAGACTCTGCAGATCTTCCGCCATCCCGGTGACCATGCCGTGCAGGTTAGAGACCGTCAGTGTCGGACGGGCAGCACAGCCCCTGCCGTTCAGTTCAAACCCCGACCCCTGAATGGGGTATGCCTGATACTGCCGCCCCTGCCAGGTGACCGGCTCACCTTTTTCGTTCTGCTCATTACAGAAAAAATAACGCTCACCACCGACCTCTGTCAGATCGATTTCCCAGAGCTCCACCCGGGCTGACTGCTCCGCACGGGTGCATTCATTCAGTGTTTCCTGCCGGATATCCTGCATCAGTTCACCACCTGTTCAAAATCGGCCGTTACAGTCACCCATAACGCCCCCACGCTTGCCGACCATTTACGACAAACCACCCTGATCAGTTTCCAGTCATAAGGTGGCGTCCACTGAAATGCGCGGACGCCACCGTGCCGTTCCAGAAAGGCTTTTAAAGATGGGTGTTCACCTTTACGAACACGTATCGTCACGCTGTAAGTCGACAACTGGTTATTCAGTCCCGCCGCACGACGCTGTTCATAACCATCGCCCAGCTTCACTGTCACCACTTTCGGCTCTGATACCACATTCATATCCGGGCGCACTTTCCAGTGAAACGTCTCCATTACCGGTATGCTCCACTTAACCGGCCACCATCACGGGCCTGCTGTTGCATAAAGTCCGCGGCCGCTTTTTTCCCGAGGTCATAAACCACCTTCAGGGCAGCCGGACCTATCTGCCCGTTCGTGCCGTCGTTATTGATCTCAATGTTGTACTGCGGGGCAAACATCACCATGCCTGAACCACCAGTATCCGCCACAACCCCCAGCTTACCATCAGCACCGCGACGCAGTGGCAGAATGGCTTCAGGTCCCGCTTCCCCCATCACACCCGCGCCTTTTGCAAAAGCAAAAAACGTCGGACGGTTAACCACCGTGCCACTGTAGCGACTCAAATCAGCAGACTGGTAAACACCGCCATCAGCATTAGTCGTGAAGCCGAATAAAGAACCGACGCCCTTTACCGCCTGCATCATGGCCATCTGTGCCATAATTCTGGCCATATCTGACAACAGGGAAGAGGTGAAGGATTTAAAATTCAGCTTACCGGTGGTACAGAATGTCGCCAGTGCATTACCGGCACTGCTGAATGCCACTGTAAACATCTGTTCTGCCGTTCCCGCCGCATTATCCGCATCCGCCGTAAAATTCTGAAACGCCCGCATGGCACCGTTTTTCCAGTCGCCCTGCGCCACTTCCAGTTCCTGCCAGTAGCGTTTGTTTTCATTCAGTTGTCGCTTCAGGCTCCCCTTCAGCACCTCCTCAGCCCTCCGGTAGTCCTCCGTCCCGTAAGTGCCTTTCTGGCGACTGTCATTCTCAAGCTGTTGCAACTGTTGCCGGTATTCCTGCCGGATGCGCAACTGTGCCTGGTAGCGCTGCCGCTGCTTATCCCCCATACCTGCAGTGGCAATATCCAGATTGTGCTGCTCACGCAGTGCACGTTCTTTGTCTGCCAGCTGGCTGGTCAGCTGAACCGTTTTTTTCTCAGGTCGTTAAGCGCTGTCTGTTTCTGCAGCTCCTGCTGTTTCACATCCAGCAGCGTCAGCGCCTGAATCAGCTCATTCTTACGGGCCAGCACACTCTTTTCATCTGCCGTCAGCTTTTTCCCGTCCAGGTCGCTGATGCGCTGCTGCAGGGCCAGAAGCTGTTTATGCGCTTCAGTCATCCTTTCAGTGGCAATGCCTGCTGACTGTCTGGCAGCAGCAATCTGCCCTTCCACCTGTGCCTGCTGCTGACTGTACTGCAGCAATAACCGGGTGGCCTCATCATTACGGGTTGCCCGTGTATTTTTCTTAATGGCTTTTTCGTAACGTTCATTTTCACGCTGTATCGCCGCATCCCTGACAGCCTGGTCGGCGTACTGCATGGCATTAATACGCGCAATTTCCCGCTGATGTCGTGCAGCTTCCGTTTCATTCATCCGGTTCAGCGCGGCATTTTCAGCATTCCGGCGTTTCTGTTGCTCCTGGTAATTCCGTTCTGCCTGCGCTTTTGCATCCTGCAAATCCTTCCGGCGTTTTTTCTCCTGAAGATCGTTAAGACGCTGCTGATCGTACTCCACCTGTGTGGAGGCGTTTGTCCACGGATATTTTTTCGCGCGCTGAATTTTTTCCTGTAACGCATCAATCTGCGCATCCAGCGAGTCTTCACGACCAATATTCATGGCCGCATCCCAGAACTGCTTCCACCAGTCAGACAAGGTTTGCAGCGTACTACCCAGCGCATTGAGATTATTATCAATATCAGATGTGCGTTTACCGGTTTCCTCTGCCAGCGCAGACATGGCGATCCGGGCCGCATCACTGGACCGCCCCTGCTCCCCAAGGACGCGTATCTGCTCAAGCTGAGTGGCAGTCAAAAAATGCAGCGCATTGTCCAGCGCCTTCGCGGCATTTACAGGATCATCCTTCAGCCGCTTAAACTGATTTATGGTATCGCTGACCGACTGGCCAACCGATCGCTCCATCTGTGCGGCAGCTTTCGCCACCATACCAATATCGTTTCCATGAAATGCCCCACTGCCCACCACCTGTGCCAGCGCACCGGCTGCCGCATGTTGCGTGATACCATTCCCGGATATGGCCCGGCTGAGTTTCCACAACTGCCCGACAGTGACACCGGCATAATGTCCCGTCAGCGCCAGCTGACGGTTAAATTCCTCGCCCTCCTTCCGGCCGTCATGCCAGGCTTTACCCAGACCCAGGACCGCCGCGACAAGTCCGCCAATAACGCCGCCAGTCATCATGCCTTTCGGCGACATCAGTGCGCCTGTCCATCCGGCACGGTTAGCCAGCGTTATCCCGGATCCCCTCAGCGCACCAAAATTGCCGCGCGCCATCTGACTGATTAACACCCCCAGCTCCCGCCGGGCTGCCGCACTTTTCAGCCCCAGCGAATGTGTGGCTTTTCCTGCCCGCTCCATTTTGCGGATATACACTTCTGCAGCACTGCTTACCCCCAGCTGAGCCGCCCTGGCGCGAAGCAACTCAGAAGACGACAGATTCTGGCGGGTTGCCTGCTCTTTAAGCTGGCGGATAAACGCCGCTTTCTGCCGGGTGGCCTGTTCCTCTGCCTGCGTCAGGGCACGGGTTTTCGCCGTGATCTCCGAAATCAGCGCCAGATAATCCTGCTGACCAACCCCGCCACTGTTTCTGGCCTGTCGGATCTGCTGCTGAATACGCTGTAATTCCTGAAGCCCCGCACCGGCCTGTTTCACACTGTCAATCTGGCGATAAAAGGCGGCAGCCGCTTTATCCTGCGCCTCCGCCAGTGCCCTGGCCTGCGCCTGTTCCTCGCGCATTTTCTGATTCAGGGCATCCACGCGCAGACGGGTTTGTTCCACCTCACGGGCCATGCGTTCATGAGCCCGTGCATTCTTCTCCACCGTCTGCGCATGGGCTGATGCTGCTGTTGCAGCCGAAGAAGCCGCCTGCATTGTCTGCCGGGCCGCCTGAGTCTGACGCTCCATAAAACGCTGCATACGGGCAGAAGACCGTTCTGCATCGCTGGCTGCACCATTCAGAAGGTTTTTGATACGGGGAATTTCATTTTTAAACTCTGCCGCATCAATCCCCAAATCAATGACCAGGTTGGCTATCTGGTCCATAACGCACACCTCCGGAAATACCTTCCCCAAGATGCATCAGTTCTTCGTCCGTTCGCTCCGGTATCCCGTTCTCTTCCGGTAAAAGGCTGAAATCAGCCACCGCAGCATCGCTGCTGCCGGACACCATTCTCACGATCAATGCCTTCAGCGAGGCAAACTGCGCATCCATCCACACATCACTGAAGCTCTGCATCCGGAAATAATCGCCCCACTCACCAAGCTCAGTGGCCGACATATCCGACAGCATCCGCCGCCAGTCTGCCCGCCGGAACTCCCGGGCAAGCCGCATGACAAACTGCATTTCCCGCGTCAGGACTTTTCCGGCGTCAGCGCCTCATGATCATCATCCCCGGCATTCTCAATGGTCCCCATACCGCTCAGCGACAGAACCCTCTCCGCCCCCGCGCCCAGCGCATCATACGACCATGTTGTCATAATGGATGCGCAAAGCGTCTCAACATCCTGAGACTGCTCAGCATTCCACAGTGAGCGGGAAACCAGCCAGGCATTGATATCCATTCCCATACGCAGAAAAGCAATCTGTCGTTCAGCCTCCGGCAGTTCTCCCTCCTGTGCATCAAACTTTGCCGTTCGCTGCTGAACAAACGTCAGATATTCAATTCTCTGCAGCCCGGACAGCTCACTGAGCACCACGGACTGTTTTTCATAATTAAACGTATCCTGTTTCAGAAACATCATGTTCTCCGGATGCAAAAAGCCCCGGATAACCGGGGCAATGATGAGTATCGTCCTGTTATGGTGCGCTGACGGTCACCGCAGCCACTGCCACAAACTCTCCGTCAGAGGTCATGCCCACGATGCTGACACTGCCCTGCTTCACGCCTTTCACCGTGGCCACAAGCCCGCTCAGGGTCACCGAAGCAGTCTGAGGATCTGACGAATGCACACTGATCGCTTTGACACTGACAGATGCCGGTGCCACCGTCAGTCCGGTAACACCCACGGTTTCAGCGCCCTCCTCTGCCAGATACGGACGCCCCACACCGCTGATTTTTACAGTACGGGTCATCACCTCTTTTGAGGTAATGGTTTTACCCAGAGAACTCAGCCAGCCACGGAAAACATCAACCGTACCGTTGGGGTATTTGATACGAAACGCGCAGACTTCACCGGAATCGAACAACTGAACCAGTTTTTTCTGCCCGCTGTCACCCGGACGCCAGGCCAGCGTCGCCAAAGTATCACCGACGGATTTCTGCCCCTGGGTTGTCGTTTTCCAGTCTGCATCTTCATCATCGAGATAAGTGTCATCTTCTGCATCAGCGGTCATTTCGCCAGGTTGCAGATCCTTCACCATCGCAAGACGCAGCCAGTCAGTGTCCGACAAAGGGTTCGCAAACGCATCGCCCTTGCCGGTGTACATCCAGAACGTCGTTCCCGCACCTTTCGTTTTTGCCAGTGGATTTGGTGTGGTCATTGCCACCTCCTTAATTCGTGTACGTGATCTGGTACGTGATTTCCGCCATCGCCCAGGTGGCCATCTCATTATCACGTTGATAGTTAAAACCGAGTGGGTTCATGGTGTCGATGAGTCCGGAAAATGCAGGTACATCATTCAGGGCCGGGAAAATGGTGCTCTCCATCCACATATCCAGCTCTGAATCCGGTGCCTGTGCCCGGATGAAGACGGCAATATGCAGAACAGCCTGCCAGTCATCTTCATCCGTCATTTTTCCGGTGTACTGAGCATCACTCAGCCACACCGCCACGGCAGGCAGTTCCTGCGCATCAATAAATGCCGGAAGCCCGTCAAAAAACGTGGCGCTGTCTCCACACTGTTCCCGAAGGCGTGCCAGTACGACCTGGCGGATCTGTGTATGTCGGTTCATCGGGTCAGCCATAACCTCAGTTGTTGTTTCAGTGCATACCCCAGCTGTTTCGGCATTTCCGCAGCAATGATGCGGTCGCGGGCATCTTCAAATGCCTGTGTCAGCGGTCCGGACAGCGGGATTTTCACCACATCAATGGGGTAACGATTTTTGCCGTCAATACGCCGCATCACATGCCAGCGACCATTCGCCAGTTGCTGAATAAACGCATCCCGGAAAAGGTATTTCCCCACTTTCAGTACGCTGCCACGATGACGTGAGTTGCTGCCATGCCGGGAGCGGGCCAGTCTGACCTGTGCGGTACCCAGCTTAATGGCGGGCAGGTTACCCCGGTTAACACGCATGCGGGCATACATTTTTCCTGAGGGGCTGGCTTTAAGCAGCCTGACACGCTCCCTGACCGTTTTCAGGGGAATACCTTTCACCTGGTTATCCCCGGCAACGGTATTCTGCGCAACCTGCCGTGTGGCGACAGAAATAATCTTTGCCGCCACACGGTTTACCGCCCATGCGCTGGCCTGTGGCACCATGCGGGTATCGAGGCTGTTCAGATTATGGATGGCATTCTCAAGCCCCTTCATCCCACACCTCTTTACTCAATAAAGATCATTGGTTTACCGTTAAAGCGTTCATGCCGTGTGACCGTCCATTGTTGTCCGTCATAAACAACGCGGTCCCCGCGCCGTGGGCGGTATCCCGAAGAAAACACCACCAGAGAGACCGCCGGTCCGGACAGAGCGTTCAGCTCTGCCAGAGTTTCTCCCGGGAGCACAGGCATATAAACATCATTAATCGAGGCCATCTTTCCCATCTTTCTGACCGTGATCGCATCCATACGCGCTGCCTGCCGGGAAAAGGGATCAGACATTGAGTTTTACCGGCACTTCTTCTGCACCAGCTCCGGCATCTGCCCAGACAACCCCGACCAGCGGATCAGAGCCGCTGTTAGTCAGCTGAACTTTTCCGGACTTCAGAAAAACCTTCTTACCCGTTTTCATGTCATCCGTTTTCAGCTTAGGCAGCATAAACACACCTTCGGTCAGGCCGTCGCCTGTTTCACCCTGTGGAATATCGGTCAGCGCCACCGCAAAAACATCACCCACCTGCACCAGATCTCCGCTGCTGATGGCTGCACTGGCAACAATCGCCACCGTTTTTCCTTCTTCTACAAAATTCTTTGCCATAACTGTCTCCGCACAGCCCCGTTCAGGGGCTGATTTCAGGTACAAAAAAAGCCCTTACGGGCCATCAGAGTTGTTGTCTGCGACGTTTACGCCGTACATTTCACCAGGCCGCGGTGATCAACTGGCGCAACACCGGCGTCAATACGCACTTTCGTTGTCACGCCATCCACACTGAAGCCCTCCATCTGATCAATATATGGCGTATCCACACCGTTGAGATAAGCCACTTCAATCGTATCGGAGCCTTTGGACGCAGCCAGGTAGAAGGTGGTCTGGCTGTTATCATCAAGACGAGGCTCTGCAATAACGGTCGCAAAATCTTTCACCGGGTTAATAATACCGGCGTTAATGTCAGCCCCCTTGACACTTGAGGAGCGAATGACCTGGTTAGCAACAGACTCCATCGCCGTCGGTACCAGTACGAACGCAGGACGAATATTCAGATGACGCTCCCCCTCTTTCTGAACACGCATCAACTGGCGGGCTTTATCCAGCGATGCCACGTCCATTGCAGCGCTCTCCAGTACGTTTGCATGTTTCGCTTTATCGAACAGACTTACATTATCTGTGGAGATTTTCGGGTTAGACGTCAGAATGGCATAAACCAGATCGGCAATAGTGGATTTCGCCGCACGGCCCAGTTTCATCGGGACATCGGTCAGCATATTCAGATCATCGTTGATAATGGCCTGACGGGTGATACTGAACAGTTCACCATAGGTCGCCAGTGCAATCGTGGCCTGTTTATCTCCGGTAGTAACGTATTTATATTCCGCCCCTTCACGCACCTGACGCAGAGCACTGAAGCCCCCCATACCCACACGATGGGCAATTTTAAAATCAGACAGCTGACCTTTCCGCGTCCACTGTTCATAGGTTTCAGGGGCATCTTCCCAGCCCTGCAGAATGGCTTTGTTCGCAACATCCAGCAGAATATTACCGAAGTCAGACGTACTGTGTGTGAACGCCGCACCGACCATCTGCATCGGGTTATAACCGGAAACCCCAATACCCCGTTCAGTCAGTGACATACGGGCATATTCACGCAGGGTCATCCCGTTGTAGACATTATCACGTTCAGTTTTTTCAAACCCGGCACGCGCCATCAGCGCCTGGCGGATCCCGTCCCCCACAAAATTACCGTTTCCGGCATAAATATGGGCCGGGGTATTTTTATTTGATGGTGAAAATTCCTTACCCATTTCGTTAAGTAATTTCTCACGGGCCTGCTCAAGCGAGCACTCCGGCTCGGAAAGACAACTGGCCTGCAATGTCTGATAACGCCCGCCAAACATACCAAACAGTTCATTAATACCACTCACACGTGCTTTTTGCTCTGCCAGTACCTGCGCACGGATACTGCTTTCATCTGCGGAAGGTGCATTTGTGGTGGTCACGGTTGTGGCAACCTGAGCCGTAGTCTGCTCCTGTGTCTGAGATGCAGTATTTTTGTTTTCAGGTTCACGCGTTGCACTGTTGCGTGGCGGAGTAATCATGTTTCGAATGGATTCCGGCATCTTTTTAAATTCCTCTGTACGTTTTGACTGAATACATGCCATTGCCTTAACGGCTGGCGTCACCTGATCAGCAAATCCATGTGCCAGACATTCGGCACCGGACATCCAGGTCTCATCCGCCAGCATGGCAGCAACTTCATCGGTGGTTTTCCCGGTTTTCTGTGCATAAGCGGGTAACAGAACCGCCTCAACTTTATCGAGCAGGTCGGCATAGGTGCGCATGTCCTCCGCATCACCGCCCGTAAAGCCAAATGGTTTATGAATCATCATGAAGGTGTTTTCCGGCATAATGACCGGGTTTCCCACCATCGCAATGACCGACGCCATTGATGCCGCCACACCGTCAACATAAACGGTAATGGACGCACCATGAGGTAGCCTGAGTTTAACGGACACTCCTTCCTGAAATAGAATGGCATCAGAAGGAGCTAATAATGAGCAGAAAAACCCAACGTTACTCTAAAGAGTTCAAAGCCGAAGCTGTCAGAACGGTTCTTGAAAATCAACTTTCGATCAGTGAAGGCGCTTCCCGATTATCCCTTCCTGAAGGCACTTTAGGACAATGGGTTGCCGCCGCCAGAAAAGGGCTCGGTACTCCTGGTTCCCGCACGGTGGCTGAACTGGAATCTGAAATTCTGCAACTGCGTAAGGCGTTAAATGAAGCTCGCCTTGAGCGAGATATATTAAAAAAAGCAACTGTAGATTCAATCTGTCAATGCAACACCCCTTTCAATTATCTCTTTCGGTGTTTTGAACTTCAGTGTCTTTCTCGGTCTGTTGTTTAGCTGAGCAGCAACCAGATCTAGTTCATGTTGAGTATATTGGGCAAGACATGTCTTTTTAGGAAAGTACTGCCGAATTAGCCCATTTGTGTTCTCATTTGTTCCCCGCTGCCAAGGACTCTGAGGATCGCAGAAGTAAACTTTAACGCCGGTGCTGACAGTAAATTCTAGATGTCTGGCCAGTTCCATTCCTCTGTCCCATGTCAGCGATTTTCTGAGTTCTGACGGTAAACTCAGGAATTTGTCGGTAAGAGCCTGATTTACTGAGACAGTAATCTTTGCCCCTGAGTCTAAGGATGATCGTATAACGTGATTTTCGGTCTACAAGTGTGGCTATATGAGAGTTTTTGTACCTGAGACTAAATCGCCCTCCCAATGCCCCAGAGAGCGTCTGTTATCGATATTTCGGGAACGTTCGTGAATTGGTGTTCCGTTCACTATGTTAATCGTACCTCTTTCGCCTTTGCGGGTATGACGCCTGCCATGGCGAAGGCTATGCGACCGTCGCAGATGCTGTATATTCAGGTGGTGTAGCGCTTCACGGCTACGAAAGTACAGCGTTTTATAAATTGTCTCAGGTGATATTCGCAGCGTTTTTTGACGTGGTTTTGTTCGCCTTAACCATCCTGATATTTGCTCTGGAGACCATTTCATCTCCAGCTTTTCCAGAACAAGCTTTCGCAATGGTAAATTTTGATCCAGTAAGCACGGTTTTGGCCTTTTCGCCATTCTGTTGGCTCGGTTATTAGCATCAACAGCTTTGTAATAGCGTCTGCCCCGATTACGCTGAACTTCACGTGAGATCGTCGAAGGACTGCGATTCAGCGCAGTAGCTATCGCACGAATGCTCATTTTGGCTGACAAACCAGCTCGTATCTCCTCGCGCTCAGACAGTGTCAGGTGAGCTACAGCCCGCTTACGCTCATGGGGTTTTATGCCGCCAGTATCCCTTAACATAGTGAAGATCGTTCCGGGTTTTGAACCCAGGATATTCGCTATTTCACTGAAGCCTGTTCCGTTCTTCCATAGTTCAAAAACAGAGGCTTTTTCCTCTGCTGTAAATGTTCGTCTCATTCAAAAAACCTCCGCGACCCCATGTTTTCACATAACTGTTGCGTTGACCAATTGAATCTACAGTTGCTTTTTTAATATATCTCGCTCAAGGCGAGCTTCATTTAACGCCTTACGCAGTTGCAGAATTTCAGATTCCAGTTCAGCCACCGTGCGGGAGCCAGGGGTACCGAGCCCTTTTTCTGGCGGCGGTAACCCATTGTCCTAAAGTGCCTTCAGGAAGGGATAATCGGGAAGCGCCTTCACTGATCGAAAGTTGATTTTCAAGAACCGTTCTGACAGCTTCGGCTTTGAACTCTTTAGAGTAACGTTGGGTTTTTCTGCTCAT